AGCAAGTTCAGCATGTGGATCTGGCGGCGGAGGAGGAAGTGCATACTTTTCCTACGGAGGTACTATTACTTCCCCATTTATTATCGAAGTTTACTATATTTCTAATGTTACTGCATCAACTCAAACAGTAGCTCAAACCTTTACTCCGGCTTTTACAGCTAATCCACTTTGTCAGGTATCTACACTTTCGGGTATATTTACAACTCCCTCTTTTATATTTACTAATATAAGTACCACGACTTATCAAGTATACAATTCTAATCCAACATATACTCTATCCGCAGAGGTGGAGTGCATAGGACCGGGGAGTTAATATGAAGAAACTTATAGCGTCTCTCCTAGCCTTCATACTGGCTTTCTCTCCTGTTGTCTCACCAGCAGCTACCCTTGATCTGTTTGGTACAAGTTACGTCTTCGAGAATGGCCTCTCTAACGCTACACTTACCCCTGGGGACTGCGTACAAGCAGGTGCAGGCGGTCTGTTCACGACTACAGCAGCAGCTTGTGGCACTGGTTCAGGTACAGTAACAGCCGTCACAGGCTCTGGTAACGTCCTCTCTTCGGGTGGTACAACTCCAAATATCACTCTTGTCAACGCTCCTACGTTCTCAGGCACCGTAACCGGGGGTAGTCTTGTAACTGCCGGAGCCATACAGGGACTGTCTCTGACAGGTACAGGGCTCACCTCTGGGGACTGTGTACAGGCCGGAGCGAGTGGGCTCCTCACTACGACAGCAGGGCCTTGTGCCTCTGCTGGAGTGACAGCAGTTACAGCAACGGGGAACCTAGCCTCATCAGGAGGTACAACCCCAAACATCTCAATATCGAACAGTCCTACGTTCTCTGGTACGATCACCGGCGCTAACGTCGCCGATACCGCTCTCTCTTCAGGAAACTGCGTCCAGGCTACTACGGGCGGTCTGTTGATGACCATTGTTGGAGCCTGCGGTGTTGGTTCTGGTACGGTAACAGCAGTTACCGGAACTAGCCCTATTGTAAGTTCAGGGGGCACAGCTCCTGCTATATCTTGTGCTACGTGCCTTACAACTTCTACGGGGGTTCAATCAGTCTCAGGTACGACGAGTCAGATTACTTCTTCAGGTGGAGTTAATCCTGTTCTTAGTATTCCATCCGCTTTTATAGCTCCCGGTACTATTGCAGCTACGACGAGCTTGGGGGCGGGTAACTTAACTTCTGGAGACTGTCTCTCCTCTAGTTCTGGAGTTATTGTATCCACAAGTACTGCATGTTCAGCAGGAGGCGGATCTGTTACTTCTGTTACTTCTGCAAATAATTTAATATCGGTTACTAATCCAACAACGACCCCCCTCCTTACTGCGAATGAGACTCCCCATTTTACAGGAATTGTCACAGCTCCAGGATTTACTTCAACTAACAATTTGAGTAGTATTACTTTTGCAGCCTCTACTGCCGGTTGTGTAATAAACCAGGGTACTGTACTCAATCCACAAAGTTATGGTAGTTGTGTTTCTCAGACTTCGGCAGCTTTCACCATTCCAGCAGTGGGATCAGCAGTTACAGTAACCACTCCTACAGCTTTTCCTGTTACATACTCTGCAGGTGCTCCTATAACCATTGATGACAGCGCCGGTCATGTTGTTTCTGGGTACGTAACGTCAAATGCACTCAATGCAAACTCCTTCTCTTTCACAGTCTCCCTCATAAATCAAGGTGCAGCCGGAAACACTATGGCTACGGCTGCTAACATTTATACAGGAAATTCTGTACAAGGTGGAGGAACCGGCACTGTCACAGCAGTAACTGCTTCAGGGGGAGCAGCCTCATCTGGTGGTACAACTCCAAATATCACTGTTACGAACCCTGTCACGGCTACAGCACCTACTCAACAGAACTTTCTCACAGGTTCAGGCACCTACACGACTCCTGCCGGAGTGAAATGGATTGAGGTTAGGGCTGTTGGCGGCGGCGGAGGAGGTTCTGGAGGAGGCACTGGGGCGACCGCAGGAGGTGGGGGAGGAAACACGACCTTCGGAACTACACTTATTGTCGCTAACGGAGGCAACGGTCCTGGTGTTGGTGGTGGTGGAGGATCAGGCGGGAGTGCATCTTTAGGAACTGCCCTGGGCTTAGCGGTAACAGGCGGTGTAGGCAGTTCTGCATCTCTTTCTGACTCCGGTGCAGGAGGAAACTCTTGTCTAGGAGGAGCAGGAGGATCTGCAGGCGGAAGCATTAACGGAGGCAGTGGTTCTACAAATACAGGAAGCGGAGGCGGCGGCGGCGGTACTACCTTAAATACAATAGCTGCAAACGGAGCAGGTGGAGGAGCAGGGGGTTGTGTTATTGCTCATATCAATGCTCCCCTTGCTACATACGCTTATGCAGTAGGAGCAGCGGGTACTAATGGAGGCGGGGGTACGTCAGGCAACAATGGCGGAGCCGGAGGTTCAGGCGGTATCTGGATAACCGAACACTATAATTATTAGTGATATGATATAGTCATGCCAAATAAGCACAGCGTTCAGCACCAACCGGAAGCCCTCAATATGCGTCCGGTTGCCAAGCTTACTGACGATCAGTGGACGGCTGTCGGTATCTCTGCTATGCAGCTCATCGATCTGAACCTCGGTAACAGGTGGGCTCTGGACGTATCTCTCGACTATGGCAACGCACTTTATGAGATGCAGGGCGAAAGGGCTAACCCACCATGGGAGAATTGTGCAAATATCATTGTACCTGTAGTCTTCACAGCAGTTGGAGAGATGACATCGCGACTTTCTGGCTCTGCCCTTGTGCCAAGGCCGTATACCGTAGCGGGAAAAGATTCTATTTCAACGCAGTATGCTCATATAGTTGAACAGTTCTATAACTCAGAGTATGAGGAGAATAACTGGTATGAAGCATATGATACCTGTATACAACTGGCGGCAAGAGATGGCACCGCTATTCTGGAAGTCTTATGGGAAAAGAAAATCTCGGAGACAGTACAGCTTGTTGATGGGCCTGTTATGGATGAAACAGGAAACCCTAAAGTCGATCAGTTTGGCCAAGCGATTATTAAGAAGCAGAGACAAAGAGTAAAGAAGGTTGAATGGGATGCTGTTCGATACAACCCAGTTGAATTACGTGACTTCATCCTGTTTCCGAATTACGCGCCCTCAATCGAAGTGGCAGATGGTGTTGCTCGAAAAAGGTATATGTCAGAGCGTGACATGTATTCTATGGTTGAGTCCGGGGTCTTCGATGCGGACATGGTTGAAAGGATCATGGCATGCACGGCAGCGGGTCAAGATGAAAGGCCATGGGATAGACAAGGAAACGCAACTTACACCATAGGCGGTAAACTTACCATCGGGGACTACGCTATCCCTATGCCTGACGGGATGCACGTAGCACGAGGACCCGTCGAGATGTGGCAGATCTTAACTTCTCAGTTTGATCTTGATGGAGATGGAGTCTGTGAGGAGAACTATATTTGGGTCCATGACATGTCACGACTTATGGCCGGATGGGCCCCGTATGAGTATGAGGGAGGACGACCTTATTTCCCTATCTGCGTTATGCCCCGCCCGAACCGGATGTATGGGTTTTCAGTCCCTGATGTGGTGGGATCTGTACAGGAAGAGGCAAGCGCACAGAGAAACGCGCGACTCGACTGGTTAGATATCGCAAGTAACCCTACGTTCTACACGACACCAGGGTACAAGGACCTTGGAGAGAACGAGTCACATCGCTTCGGCCCTGGTGCTCGTATGCGTGTTGAGACTCCGACAGATGTAGGGTTCATTCAGCTTGGAGATCCTCCGCAGGCTCTCTTCGCTGAGGAGCAGGCTCTTATGGCTTTAGCAGATCGGAGTATCGGCGCACCGGCTGCTCCTGCCCTGCCCCCTGCCGGGGGCTCTGGAGCACAGAAACAGAGTGCGAAGGCAGCCGCTCAGAATCAGGCTCTCCAGGGCATGCAGACCAACAGAATGATTGTAAAGATCCGTAAATGGATGCAGAAGGTATTCAAATTTACTCATCTTCTCTATGTCAAATACGGTAAAGATCAAATGAGTATGCTACAATCTAGCAGTGAGGGCAATACTGAGGTACAAGTACCCCGCGAGATCCTAGCTCTTAATTATAATCTTGGTATCGCGGGATCTGGAGGGCCTCTTGATAAAGAGAACAGTCGGCAGGATGCCATGGCTCTTTATCAGCTTCTCACACCCAGTCCCCTTGTGCAGGGAGATATGGGTCATCTGTATAACGTAACGAGAAATGTGATTGAGAAGTTTGACTACCCGGAGATCACCGGCTTCATTGGTACATTAGATGAGGCCAAACAGATGCAGCAGATGCAAGCTATCGCACAACAGAAACAGCAGAAAGAACAAATGGCATCGCACATCATTGAACACTCCAAGATAGGACGAGTAGCACAACCCGGACAAGGTGGAGCACAAGTAGCAGCAGGACTCCTAGGAGCTGGACAACAAGCACAAGAGGAGGAAGACAGTGGAGACAAAGATGAATCCGATGATCAATAGGGAAAGTAATGCAAAAACAGCCAAGGAAATTGAAATTGAAGAAGACATAACAGCTCTTCTCGAATCGCAGATATGGGAATGGGCCATAAAAACTCTTTTCAAAGACAATCTTCAAAGTGCTAAGAACGCCCTTCTTAACAACGTAGGACTTCCCACAGATACTCGGGTAGGGTATATTATGTATCGACAGAAGGTTATGGACTCTTTCAAAGCACTGTATCGCAAGCACGACATACAAATTCCAGAGTGGCTAGAGGTGTAACATGGCAGATGAAGATGACGAGATTACGCTCGATGATATGTTTGATCCTGAACCTGATGTGAAGGATGAAAAAAAGGATACCGGAGATGATGTCGATGATATCGACGGCTTCAAGCTTGATAAGGCCGCTTATCGGAAACAACAAGAGGAGCTAGAGAACCTAAAAAACGAACTCGTCGGGCTGAAAAACCGTCCGACATCTGTGCCTGCAGCTCCTGCTGCTGGTGGCTCAGGTGGGAAGACCTTCGAGCAGGAAGTTGAAGAGGAGATGCAGAGAACGGGTTCGATAGCGAAGGCTATCTCGTTCGCTGCTGAGAGAGCGTTCCAGGCCGGTCAAACAGCAGCGAAGGCACAGACGGTCCCTGTAGCTGCACGTACGGCACGATACACCATATCGAAGTTTGTCGATGAGACCCCTATGACTCCCTCGGAACGTAAGGAGTTTGACTCCATTTTTGCCCCTGCTTCAGATGACCTGTTAGCGAGTATGAGCCATGAGCAACTCCAGGAAGCACTGAATGGTGCAGCCGATATTGCTGCTGGTCGTATCGCAAGAAAGACCCGTAACACAAGAGGGAATGAGCCTCCGAAGTACTCTACAGGGTATGATTCAGGTACTTCTGGAGCACAAAGAACTCCAGGTAAGAAGCCAAAACTCAGTAAAGATCAACAACAAGCCATAGAAATGGCAAAAGAAGCCGGTCTAAGTAAAAAAGACCTAGAAGATATCTTCGGAGGACTTGAGTAATGCCTAAAGAGAGTAAAGCTGAGAAGAGCTTCAAGGATGAGATGCTTCAGCAAGAGCTTGAGTCTATACAAGCCTATGAAGGGTTTGAGAAAGAAAAGTATGACACTGAAGTCGTTCAAAGCCGTGTGGAAGTGGACCCTCATATCATGGCTGCTGTACCTAATATGGGTCTTAATGGGCAGCGTAGCCTCGCAGAGACCCTTTCTCTCATTGATCACGATTATCTGCATCGCAACAACGAACCTTTGTTTGCTAAGCCTGAGTTGTATATGAAAGAACCTTTGAAAGGATGTAAATATGTATGGGCGTCTATTAAAGATCCACATATGCGAGCAAGGATCCGGTCCCGTAAATAT